CTATTTTTTCCGTTTTTTAGTCGATACTGCTGCATATGTTTTTTGCAAATCTTCATCACTTAATTCAGTCAGGCTTTCTACTGAGAAATTTTTTTCGAGGTAACTTTTCAACCAATCTTCAAGCTCAAGTTGTTTTACATTTAATTTGATATAAGCGTATTTCTTTTTTCGCCAGTCGGGATCGTTGTTCTTTGATGTTGCTGTATTACTCAACCTACCCAGCCATTTTCTGAGATAAGTTTCTGCTTTGTCGTAATCACTCAATGCGATTAGTTTGTAACTTGGAACTTTACAGTGAGCATTCAGACTAGCCCAAATTGCACGGATTGATTTTGGCGATCGTTTGGCAATCTCTTCGGCTGCGGCAACTTGTTTAACAAGTTGTTGCAGCTTTGAGGCTTGCTCAAGCGTTATGTGTTCCTTACCGGGTTTTGAATCGACACGGGTTCTGATGACATGATTCTGGGTATTAATTTGATGAACAACAGAACCAGATGAGGCGATAACAGCGTTACTGACGTTGCCGTTAATCTGATTTTCAACGTTTGATTTGCCAATAGCGTCGTCCAGTTTTTTATTAAGGTCGTCTGAAACAGCATTTAAATTTGCCGAATGAATGCCTGTAAAGACAAATTGAATATCCACCCCTAATTGGACAGCAGCAAGTAAAAAGTCCGCAGGAATGTTGACCTGCCCGCTTTCATACAGTCTCAAACTTTCTGCACTGCATCCAGTTTGCTCAGCAAAATTCTTTCGAGAGTATCCAAGTCGGCTTCTCTCTTCAACTAAATTCAATGCTAAATCAATGCGTTCCATAAAAAACACCGCAAAATAGTACCAAATATATTTGCTATACCAAATATTTTGGGTATATCATTCAGGTAACAGTTAAGGCAGGCATTAAAGCCTGTAAGGTAAGTAAGGGATTCTATCATGGAGGCATTATGCAAGCGAACGAAATCTATAAATCCTTAGAAGAAAAAAATATATCGGCAAGAATGTTGGCTTCGGCTTTAGGGGTAACTAACCAATCTGTTTCTGAGGTCATAAGAAATGGACGAGGAAGCAAAAGAATTGCGGAAGCAATCGCGAAAGTGATTCAAAAAGATTTAGTTGAAGTTTTTCCGCATTACAAGAAAACAGATTGTCGAGACAAAAAGATAGCTGAATTGAAAGAGATGCTCGGAGTGGGTTGAAATGGAATATATGGACCTCAAAAGCCTGCTTGATTTTGGGTTGCCAAATATGCCAAGAACAGTAATAGGGCTGAGAAAAAAAGCGCAAAGGGATGGTTGGCAAACGAGAAGGCGTCAAGGTAAGGGTGGTGGTGTTGAATATGCCCTACCTATTGAAATCCGAGCCGCCATCATGAAACGGCAGTCGGACGAACTGGCGGAGAAGATGCCGAAAATGCTGCCCCAAGTCAGACCGGGGACGGCGATGTCGGCTCAGGCACTGGCTGAAGCGGCCAAGCTGTTGAACGAGAAACAACGGTCGGTGGCGGATGCGCGATGTGCGGTGGTGGCGGCGGTGTTGGGTATCAAATATCAATACGGTTGCTCTGCGAAGGCTGCGGTGGCTCAGTTTTTGGGCTTGCTGGCAGAAGGCAAATTGGACGCGGTTACGCTTGGGAATTTGGAAAAGGCCAATGACCGCAGCCGGTCGGCGAAGGTTGGCGAACGTACTTTAGACGGCTGGATTTCTGCTTATTTGAAAGCGGAAAACGCGACGGAGCGGCTGGTGGCTTTGGCTCCGAAGACGACGAAGGCGGTTAAGCCGATTGAGAGCTACGGTTGGTTGCCGATGTTTATGCAGTTTCACAATATCCCGTCCGCGCCGAAGCTGGCGCACAGCTACCGCCGGTTTGTGCAGTGGGCGGAAGCGGAAAATATGCCGGTCAATGATGTGCCTAACTTGAGTATGGTGCGGCGCGTTTGGGACAAGCTGCCGCTGATTATGCAGGAGCGCGGCAGGAAAACGGGGGCGGCTTATAAATCGCTGCTGCCTTATGTGAAACGTGATTGGGGGGCTTTGAAGCCAAACGATGTTTGGATCGGCGACGGCCACAGCTTTAAGGCGAAGGTGGCACATCCGGTACACGGCAGGCCGTTTAAGCCTGAAGTTACGGTGATTATTGATGGATGTACGCGGTTTGTGGTGGGATTTTCGGTGTCGCTGGCTGAAAGTTGCGTAGCAGTGTCGGACGCTCTGCGTATCGGGGTCAAGCACTATGGTTTGCCGATTATTTATTACTCGGATAACGGCGGCGGTCAGACGGGTAAGACGATAGACCATGAAATCACGGGTATTACGTCCCGACTGGGTATCCGACATGAAACGGGTATCGCGGGCAACCCGCAAGGTCGAGGCATCATCGAGCGATGGTGGAAAGACAATCTGATTGAGATGGCGCGCCAGTATGAGACGTTTGCGGGCGCGGGGATGGACAGCAGTACGAAGAACCTGATGTACCGCAAGATGGAAAGTGCGTTCAACGCCTTGGAAAAAGGCAAGGATTTGACGGAGGAGCAACAGAAATATTTGAAAAAACTGCCGAGCTGGTCGCGTTTTATCGCGGATGTGGTCAAGTGTATCGACGAATACAACAACCGCCCGCACGGCGAGCTGCCCCGACATCCGGACGGCGGGCATTATTCGCCGAAGGCTTATCGGGAAATGAGGCTGGAACAGGACGGTATCGCGCCGGATATGTTGTCGGCGGAAGAGCTGGCGACGATGTTTATGCCGCAAGAGGTGCGAAAGGTACAGCGCGGTTGGCTGGATTTGTTCAACAACTCTTATTTCTCAACCGGGCTGGCGGAGTATCACAAAGACGAGGTACGGGTCAGCTACGATTTGAGCGATGCGTCGGCGGTCAATGTGTTTGATATGGACGGCAAGTTTATCACTAAGGCGCAGGCCAACGGCAATACACGCGAGGCTTTCCCGACGGCGCGTATCGACCAACTGGCGGAAAAACGCCGAAAAGGCAAAATCAAGCGGGCGGAAAATGCAATCAAGCTCGCGAATGCGGAAGTCAATCCGGCACTGGAACAGGCGGCAGCTTGGGACGAGCTGGGACATTTGGGCGGAAACGTCATCGAGGCGGAGTATGCGGTATTGCCGAAAACGGGCACAGACGATTTTGTGTTGTTTGAGGCGGATAGATAAAGGAAAACATGATGGACAAACAGCAAAATGCGGCGTTTTCGGCCGAGCTTATTGAAAAATTGAAACTCAAGCGAGCTCTTGGGCGGATTCAACGACTTCAAGCAAAGATTCAAGGTGTTCCCGCTGGACAGAATCAGGCTCAAACGTTTTTGCCTAAACCGAAAAACTCTTTCATTTCAGACGGCCTTTAAAGGTTGTTTAAAACTCAAGGATATTAAAAATGAAACAAATCAATCAAGCATTGCAACAAAAACTGGTTGAATTTAAAGAAAAATCGGGTATGAACCAAACCCAACTGGCACGCGGTATCGATACTTCGCCGGCCTCCATCAGTATGTATCTGAACGGCACTTATGCCGATAAAGGCGGCAATTATGAAACCATCGAGACGAAAATCGAGGCGTTTTTGGAGATGCAGGAAAGTAAGGCGCGACGTGAAGAGCTGGTGTTGGGTTTTGTATCGACTAAGACGACCCGCCGTATTGCGGAAGTGATGCGCGATGCGCATGAGGCTGGCGAGATTGCCGTCATTTACGGTCAGGCAGGCTTGGGCAAGACGCAGGCGGTCAAAAACTACTGCGAAAAACACGGAGCCATACTGATTGAAGCGAACCCGAGCTTTACGGCTTTGGTATTGATGAAGAAATTGGCAGCATCCGTCAAATTGACGACCAGTGGAACACTTAACGATTTATTTGAGGAGACGGCTTACCGTTTAGGTGGCTCTGAACGGCTGATTGTGGTCGATGAGGCGGAAAACCTGCCGCAACGCGCCCTTGAAATTGTACGCCGTCTGCACGATGAGACGGGCTGCGGCTTGGTGTTGAGCGGTATGCCCCGACTGGTGGCTAACCTGCGCGGTAAGCATGGCGAGCTGGTACAGCTTTACAGCCGCGTGTCGGTTGCGCTGAATTTGGGCGAATCTTTGCCGGACGAGGAACTCTTTGAGATTGCGAAAGCGGCTTTGCCTGATGCGGACGAAGAAACGCTTTTTGAATTGGTTAAACACAGCAACGGCAATACGCGCCGGATGAGCAAATTGATGCGCGGCGCGGTACGCACGGCAAACAAGAACGGTATCAAGGTGCAGGCCGGTATCGTTAAGAAATACAGCTCCCTGATTATCCGATAAGAAAGGCCGTCTGAAATGAGACACGAATATGCGGTACACGCCGGAGTCTATGAGGACACTTGGCACGATTATGAAACCCATAAACGTCGCAAGATTTGGCGGGCGGATGTGCGCGGCAAGCGCAAAGAAGGCTTTGCATGGTTGCAAATCCGCCGACTGCGGAAACGCTTCGAGAGCAAAGAGGAAGCCAAGGAATGGGCTGCTCAAGTGAAGGCGGATTGGGTACGCAATAATTTTTTTGCCTTAAGAAAATATTAAGTAATTGATTTATAAGGAAATAGGAAAATGTCTAATTTGTTTTGCGAACGAAAAACCAAGTGGATCGGTTTGGCTTTTTGGTTGTTGTTTTGGGCGGTTTTGGTGGGAACGATGCTTCACAGCTGCTCTAAGCCGGTGGTGTCGGCGGCGAAGTTGGAAATGTCACGCCGAGAGCGGATGGCGGATTTGGAGGCAAAGGCCTTGGGCGAGCAATACGAGTCGATGAGTACGGAAGAAAAAATGAAAGGGATTGTTTATGAGCGATAAGCCAATTTTATTGGGCCCTGCGGCGAAAAAAGAGGCTTTGGATCGGGCGGTAAAGGAAATCCGCGCGAAATATGGCGATAAGGCGATTGTGAAAGGATGTGTGAAATGAGTTTCGGACGACGCAATACGGATTGGCAGGCTTGGGGACAACACCGCAGGCGTGCGACGGCGCGAATGGCGCAAAAAAACAGAGAGCGTGAAATCGAGGAATATCAGGCGCGTTTTAAACGGCCTGCCGATGAGAAAAAGGAGGAGAAAAAATGATTTGGTCTGAACTGCCGGCCGGAATCGTCGTGTTGCACATAATCGGCAAATGCCATGACGGGTATGACGACAATTAAAACGGTAAGCCGTTGATGTTGCTCTATATTTTTTTGCCTTATTGAAAATATAAGGTACTGATTTAAAAGGATTTAAGAAATGAATGCAAAAGAAATTGCAGAATGGCTCGAAGACCGTGGCGAGCTGATGGTCATGAAGAAGGACGGCGAAGGCTTTGTCATCGCTGCGCGTGCGCCGGACGGGATGTGGAAGACTGCCGAGGCGGAAACTTTGGCACGGGCGATAACTTTATGGGAGGAAGTGTGATGAAGGGAGAAAAACAATCCAAGCGCGAACGCGAACAAGGCTTGAGCAAGCCGAAATGTTAAACCCAACCCGAAAGGAAAAGAAAATGGCTAAAACCCGAATCAAACAGCCCGCTATCGAAGCGGCACAAGACAAAGCGGAAGTCACTGCGTTTATCCGCAAAATCGGCGACTTGCAGCGCGAAGTCAAACGCCTGGAAACCGAAGCCGGAGACAAAAAAGCGGCCATCGAAGAAGAATATGCCGCCCAAGCCGCGCCGATGTGTGCCGAAATCATGAGCCTGACCGAACGTGTGGCCGCATACTGCGAGGCACATAAGGACGAGCTGACGGAAAACGGTAAAACCAAAACCGTGGACTTTACTACCGGCCTGATTAAATGGCGCATCCGTCCGCCATCCGTCAAGGTAACGGGCGTGGCCGCTGTCTTGGCGTGGCTCTCGGAAAAATCCGCCTTTGCCGAGTTTGTCCGCACTAAAAAGGAAATCGACAAAGACGCCATCCTGAATCAAAAAGAGCGTTTTTCAGACGGCCAAGTGCCGGGGATTAAGATTGTGAGCGGCGTGGAGGATTTTGTGATTGAGCCGACGGAGCAGGAGTTGTCATAGATATGACTACAAACAAAAAGGCCGCCTGAAACAGGTTTTAAACCCCATTTCAGACGGCTTTTTGTTGTAATACATCTTGATTAAAATGGTTTTTAGTATTACCATAATCGTGTTTTAAAACCTATTTAAAGGAAGATTATGGACTCGATTAAAAAGGCTCAAGAAAAATACGCACTCAAGCGAGTAGTGAAAACAGTATCGTTCAATTCTGAAAAAGAACTTGATTTAATTAAATTTTCTGAAAATTTAGATTTTTCAAACTGGGTAAAATCGAAAATTAGAGGAGATATGGAATCGGAAAAATTCAAAAAGAAAGCAAAAAAGAATATTGATAAATAGAATTACCATAATTTAAAATTTCCATATCTTGTGGTGCACAAGATATGGAAATCCCCGATAAGTGACAGCTTATCGGGGATAGTGGAAAAGCAACGTTAGAGCGTTCTTTCCCTTGTCATCTCAACCTTGAAATGAAAGATAATTTTACCATGAATACCCAACTCATCCCAACTGTTTCAGGTCAATTGGACAATCAAACACAAGCACTGGTTGATGCTCATGACCTGCATAAGTTCTTAGGTGTGGAAACACCATTTTCTAAATGGATTCAGCGTCGCATTGAAGAATACGGATTTACACAAGCCCTTGATTTTATCGGCGTGGACAAAATTGTCCGCACCGAAGCAGGTTTCTTTGGACAGCGTGATAAAACTGTTCAGGGGTATTATTTATCCCTCGACATGGCAAAAGAGCTGTGCATGGTTGAACGCAACGACAAAGGACGCCAAGCCCGCCGATATTTTATCGAAATGGAGAAACAGGCAAAAGCCCTGCCTGATGCCGTGCTATACCGCATCGATGCATTGGAAGACGCCTATTTCCAAGCCGCGCCCGAAATGCTCGCGCTGCTGCGCTACCGCAGTATGGGCTTGAACCTGACCGAAATAGGCAAACTCTTGGACATGAACCCCGGCGCGGTTTCCTACCGTCTCAAAAAACTCAACGATTTGGGTTTCTTGGAATATGTCCCCAAGCCCAAAATGGTGGTGCAACAACAGTCTTTGGGATTGGAGGGTTAAGCCATGAATACCACCTATACCCTGACTTTCGACCAAGACAGCCTCAAAGCCCTGAATCTGCTGGTGTTCACGCTCAACCATCTGAAAGTTTTGGATATGGACATGGAAGGAATCGAAGACGGTTTGTCTGCCGTGATTGAAACCGCCTCCGAGAAAGCCGACAAGCTGTCCGCCGCTTTCTACAACGCCGTGTACGAGCAGGAAGAGAAAGCAGCCTGAATGTAGGGCATGAAAAAAGGCCGTCTGAAACAGGTTTTAAACCCCATTTCAGACGGCCTTTAATCCAGCTTTAAACGCCAAAGAAAAATAAAATCAACGAAAGAAAAAACCAAACCACCCCGAAGCAGTAATAAATAAAGGCTTTTTTTCGGGCGCGCATAGCCTCTTTTTCTCCTTCTTTCACTTTTTCCCACACGAGAAAAGCGGTTTCCAATTTTCGGTTGGCGTTTTCGGTTAGGGCGTGGATGTAGAAGGAATCGCGTGCGGCAGTTCTTAAAAATTCCAGCTCAAGTGTTTTAAAGTCTTTAACAGGGGATTTAACAACAGTTTTAACAAGCTGTTTAAATCTTCTGTTAAATTTTTACAATAAACCATATATTCCAATATTTCAAAATATTTTTAATATAAAACACAATATATTGTATTTTTAATGTGGAGTAGCAAGTAAATTTAGGCCGTTAGAGTCCGCTAGAATTCGCTTTATTTGAATGAATGTATTAAAATTAAAGCATTGCTAATTTAGTGATTAACAACCAATGTTAGGAGGGAGCCATATGAAAAAAACTTATTCTGAAGGATGGGATGTATAAAAGTGGAAATTGTTATTTTACTCTCTGGGCTAGGCACCTGTATTGCTACAGTTTACCTAGCCCTTTTTGCAAGTAAACAACTTGATGAACAGCGTATTCATCATAAACAGAAATCTACGGTCGAGCTTCTGATTTCAAATAACAATAACCCGTTTTATCGTGATCAGCGCAAGTTGTTTGTTGATATGCGTCGAAATGGGGAAAATTTTACTTCTCTTGCCTGTAAAATTAACGAATCTGGTGCTCACGAAGGAAAAAATGCCACTATTTTGGCTGTTTTGAATTCAATTGAGTTTATTTGTGTGGGCATCAAAGAAGATATTTTTGATGAGGCTGTTTACAAAAGGATGAGCCGTAGTAGCGTGATTAATGACTGGAATACTTTAAAGCCATATGTAATGGAACTTAGACGCTTAAACGGAAACAATGAAAAGTTATTTTGTGAATTTGAATGGTTGGCGGGGAAATGGATAGAAGAGGATAAATAGGTTTTCGGCAAAAAGGCCGTCTGAATCATTCAGACGGCCTTTTTTCATGCCTTATATTCAGGCTGCCTTCTCTTCCTGCTCGTACACGGCGTTGTAGAAAGCGGCGGACAGCTTGTCGGCTTTCTCGGAGGCGGTTTCAATCACGGCAGACAAACCGTCTTCGATTCCTTCCATGTCCATATCCAAAACTTTCAGATGGTTGAGCGTGAACACCAGCAGATTCAGGGCTTTGAGGCTGTCTTGGTCGAAAGTCAGGGTATAGGTGGTATTCATGGCTTAACCCTCCAATCCCAAAGACTGTTGACCGTGTGCCGTTGCCAAGGCGCGGCGGTTGCGGTATTTCGGGTCGGGGCGGTATCCGGTCAGACCCAAATCGGCGAGTTGTTTGAGGCGGTGGCGAACGTTGGACGGAGCAATACCCAAGAGCTTGGCGGCTTCCGCCTGATTCAAGCCCATTTCGATGTAGCGCAACAGGTGCGCCATATCGGGGCGGGCGGAAAGGTAGGCGGTTTTGAGCTTGTCCGATGCCGGCGCGCGGCAGCGGGCAGCTTCGGCTTCCAGGGCGTTGAAGGCGGCGATGTATTTTTCCTTCCACTGCGCGGCAGCTGAGCCGGTAAAGCCCATGCACAGGAACACGAAGCCGTCGCGGGTGATTTCGTAGGCGGGTTTTTCGCGGTTCATTCCGTCGCGGTAGGAGATGGGCTGAAAATTCAGCTTTACAAACTCGTCTGAACATTCGAGGTTTTCAATTGCTTGAAGGACGTTCTTGTGCTTCTTGCCGAAATGGTTGCTGATTTCTAAGGAGGTGGTAACCAAACGGTTGCCGGAAATGCGTACTAAGGTTTGAGTTGTCATGATATAATGACCTTTCTGTTTACTCGGTTAAATGGACAGGAAAAGAACGTTACAGCGTTGCTTTCCCACTGTTCCCCCGATGTTCCACCATCGGGGGAATTTTCTTATTTCATTTTTTCCTTCATGACTGATTTAACCCAGTTTGAAAAGTCGGGAATTTCTTTTTGCATAAAATCCACTAACTCTTTCTCTCTTTCCAAATGGAAAGAAACTGTTTTCATCAGCCGCTTTTGGTCATACTTTCGCTGATATTCAGCTTGTTTTGCTTTTAGCGTTTTTTCATCAGGCATAGGCAATCCTTGATTTTTAAAACCGTTGTAGTAAAATGGCTTGCAGAAAGGTTGGCGAAAGGGGCGCGGTGTTCTGCCACCCCTTGTGTTTAATCAACTTGCTTAGTAAGCCGGACTACAGCTTAAAAGCAGAATGATGAAAAAAACAACTTTCGCCAGTTTTGTCATTTCCACAAGCCTCCTTTCTATCCGATAAGCCCCCGAAGTTGCCGCTTCGGGGCTTTGCTTTATCGGATAGGCGTATTATCTAGTATTTCTAGATTTTAATCAAGTTATTTTTTCATCCTTTCTCGGATCATGTCTTTAACCATTTGGGAAAAATCGACATTTCCTATAAACTTCAGCAAGTCGGCTTCTTTTTCCAGATTGAATGAAACGTGCTTGACAAGCCTTTTTTGCTCGTATTTTTTCCGATACTCGGCTGCCTTTTTGGCTTTTTCGTCATCCATAGGCAAACTCCTTGATTTTTTAAACCGTATTTTGTAAGATTGGGACTGGGGACGGCGGCGACCGCCCCCAGCTGGTCAGTCTTTAGTAGGCATTAGCACTTGCCAACATGAAAACTGCGACCAAGATGAGAATTTGAATAGTGCGTTTATTCATCTTCTTTCTCCCAGTTGAGCCCCGCTTCGGTGGGGCTTTTCCCGTATCGGGCTTCACTGCCCCGATGAATCGAATTATATCGTAACACGATAAAAAGTCAAGCCTTTCCCCAACAAAATCAAAGAAAAATGCCGTCTGAAAACAGCTCGAATGCTGTTTCAGCGGCATTTTTTGTTGTCGGGCATCAATGCCCTGCCATTTGTGCGGCGTTGCGGTTATGTAAATCAAGATATGGTATTTTAGTGTGTATTTTTGGAAGAAATTTACCATATATAGTATTAAAATATTATACAGTTGTTTTATATGGGTTTGATTTTCTTGAAAAATAAATCCTATATGCTAATATTTGCGCTATTTAAGCGAGGTTAAAAAAATGAATACCATCAAAGAATATACGACAGTCCGCGAACGGCTGCTCAATGCTGCCGATTATTTGGAAGAAGTCCGTAAAGACCGTAAGACGGGCAATATTGCGTCCGTGGAATTTGTGCCGCCGAAAATCGGGGCTCGGGGTTACGGCAAATTCAAAGTCCGTTACAAAACCTTGGTGGCGGTTGATTTATGAGCGGGGAAAAATCCGAGAATCTGCCGGTCGATGAACAGCAGAAAATGCTTCAGGAGTTTTTAGAACTTCAAAAACAGGATATTGCGGTCAAACAGAAGGAGTTGGAAAGCCGTAAGGACGAAATCCAATCTCACGAGCGCATTGCACTGGCTACCATCGAAGCGCAAAAACAGGGCGAACAGCAACATGGTGAGATTTTCAAAGAGGTACATAAACGCCGTCTGAATGCCGTGATTGCTGTTGCTTTTCTGATTGCCGCCGTGCTGATTACTGCGTTATGGCGCGATAAGGACAGCGTCGCTATTGAAATTGTCAAAATCGGCGGGGCGGTAGCTTTGGGATATTTTGCAGGAATCAACAGAGGTAAAGCGCAAACCTTGGAAAAGCAACGGCGCGAAAAAGACAGTGATTAGATTGTAGTAAAAAAGGCCGTCTGAAACGTTTTCAGACGACCTTTTTTCATGCCTGTCCGTTTCGTAAAAAAACAGCGGCTTACTACAATATATAGTATTTTATATGTATAATATGCATCAATTAATCAATATATTGTGTTTTATGGGTTTGAAATGCGCCGGGCGTTGATTGCGAAAATTAAGATTGCTCAAAAGGAGCTGGGCTTGGACGACGGTACCTATCGCGCGGTGTTGGAGTGTGTGACGGGTAAGCGATCGTGTACGGAGTGCAGTATCCCTGAGCTGGAGCGCGTGGTCGAGGATTTGCGCCAACATGGGTTTGCGCCGAAAAAAACGGCAGGCCGACGGCCGAACCGCCGAAGCTCTGCCGATCCGATGATGCGCAAAATCGAAGCCCTGCTGCTGGATAACGGCTGGACTTGGAATTATGCGCATGGTACGGCGAAAAAGATGTTTAGGGTTGACCGTGTGGAATGGTTGTCTGACGGCAATATGCACAAGCTGGTGGCGGCGTTGCAGATTGCTGCGAACCGCCGTAAGAAAGGGGCTATGTGATGTATGAGACGGCAGATTTTGGCGCGGTCAAGCATCTGCTCCCTGATAGTGTACAGGCGTTGATTACGGTCATCGGGTTTAATGAAACGCTGGAGCTGGTGCGCCTGATGGGCGGTACGACTTATCCTTTGCGGCAGGGTTATACGAAAAACAGTCAATCCCGTGTTGCATACTTGGAGGAGATTATCGGCAGTGAGGCGGCCGGTCGGCTGGTGGAGGCAATGGCTCCGTGCAATCTGTTTGTACCCCGTTGCGAGACGGCCTTGTATGAGCTGCGTAACCGTAAAATCCGCAGTCAGTTTGACCGGCAGACGGCAGGCGGCACCCCTGCTTATGAGGCCGTTAACGATTTGGCCTTGGCACACCGCCTAAGCGACCGCCATGTGTGGCGGATTTTGAAGCAGGCGGATAAGGAAGCGGAGCAGGAGAATTTGTTTTAGAATGGGATGCCATGCAGATGTATGGCATTTTATTTTGGAGAAAAATATGAAAACGTTTTATTTTGTGCTGCTGGCGTTGGGTTTGGCAGCGTGTGGGCAAGTATCAGAGGAAGTCAAACCGACAGCCCCAGCACAGCAAGAAACTCAGCCTGACCCGAAAGTGAAAATCGTGGAGCGCCTGAAAAACGAAGAATACTTTATAGGGGAGAATAATTTAGACAAAATCCGCCGGCACGGCGAACTGAAAAGCCATGCGGAAAAATTGGTGGCATTGCTTGCTCAAGCTGAAAAGGAGAGCCGCGACATGGTGTTAAACGGTAGCAATTTGGCGGAGGTCAAGACATTTAACGAGGCTTTTATCGCTGTCGCCAAGTCAGCCGATGAAACTTTCGGTGGGCCATTTTTGGAAGATAAGGCTGGATTGTATCAGTGTACCAATGCCGCCAATGCCGCATATGACTACTTTACCGCCAGACAAAACCAAAACGCTATGGTTGCCAATTATAAACAAAACTACAACAACGCTATGGCTGCTTGTAAAGAGCAAATTAAACATCCTCCTGAAGCTGAGGCAACTGTCTATGCCCGTAAAGGTATTAATCTGCCTATAAATGATTGTTTAGTCGTGTTGACCGGAGATGAACCATTTGACACATTTACTTGTCCGATGAAAATCAAATAAGGTTGAATCATGCCAAGGCCGTCTGAACAACAGACGGCCTTTTTGTTGCCTACTGACACTGTTTCGCCCGCTGCAAAAGCCATGCCGTTTGAAAATGTAAGCCTCTGAAAGTGCATTTTAATCTGATTTTGAGGAAGGCTTTAATGAGCAAAATTATTTGTCTGACTGCCGGACACAGTAACACCGACCCGGGCGCGGTCAACGGAAGCGACCGTGAGGCGGACTTGGCGCAGGATATGCGCAACATTGTGGCTTCAATCCTGCGTAACGATTACGGCCTGACCGTACGCACCGACGGCGAAGGCAAAGGCAATATGCCGCTGCGCGAAGCTGTAAAACTGATTCGCGGCTCGGATGTGGCGATTGAGTTCCATACCAACGCGGCGGCGAACAAAACGGCGACAGGCATCGAAGCCTTGTCCACGCCGAAAAACAAACGCTGGTGTCAGGTATTGGGCAAGGCTGTTGCCAAGAAAACCGGCTGGAAACTGCGCGGCGAAGACGGCTTTAAACCCGACAATGCGGGCCAGCATTCGCGTCTGGCTTATGCGCAGGCCGGCGGCATTGTGTTTGAGCCTTTTTTCATCAGCAACGACACTGATTTGGCCTTGTTTAAGGCTACAAAATGGGGTATCTGCCGCGCGATTGCGGATGCGATTGCAATCGAACTGGGAGCGGTGAAGGTATGAGAAAGTCTTTGATTGCTTTGGCTCTGTCTGTCTTGAAACCGCAGATGCCTGAATTTGAGATTAAGCCTGCCAGTATTGGCTATTTGAAACAACATCCGTCTATGCGCCCGGGTAAGTCGGGCGTGGCGGCAGCCAAACGCGCGGCGCGTAAACGCAAGGCGAGAAAATGCTGAAAACACGTCTGATTTGTTGGATTTTGAATTTGGTATCAAATGATTGGGAAGTCCGAATTGAAACACGTTGTATCGGCAGTGGTTATTACGACCGCCCAATCATTGCGAGAAAAAAGCACTGATTTTTGTCGGGCATAAATGCCCAACCTACTGGGTAAATAATGCGTATTTTGGATATTTTTAAAAACCCGGCTACCGGTAATGTGTCCCACTCTAAGCTATGGGCAAACGTTGCCTGCGCGGCGGGGACGGTTAAATTCGTCATGCTGCCCGACCCTTCGGCAGAGGTTTGGGCGGTTTATTTGGGCATCGTGGGCGGCTATGCGGTGGCACGCTCGCTGGTCAGCGTGAAACGGCAGGAGGTCGGGAATGAATCTCGTGAAACTGCTGGCGAATAACTGGCAACCGATTGCCATCATCGCGCTTGTCGGCACTCTCTTGGCGGTGTCGCACCATCAAGGCTACAAGTCGGCGTTTGCAAAGCAGCAGGCGGTCATTGACAAGATGGAAAAAGACAAGGCGCAAGCCCTGCTGTTGTCGGCTCAAAACTATGCCCGCGAACTGGAACAGGCGCGTGCGGAAGCTAAAAAATATGAAGTCAAGGCGCACGCTGTCGGCATGGCTTTGGCGAAAAAACAGGCGGAAGTCAGCCGTCGATGACGACTTATCGTGAGTTGGTACAACGCACAGTCGCCTGCCGCCATGCGGATTTAGAGCTGGGATTGAGCCGCGCACGCGAACAAGAGCCGTTTGTCATCCATGTTTCCGATTTGTTGGATAAGGCAGGCATTGAGTACGCGGTACGCATGGATAAGGATTTTCAGACGACCTTTAACCTTGAATATCCAAATACAAACTACGACACCTTTAAGCGTGTAGTTAGGCAGATGATTTCGGCGTATTACTGCGTTTGTAATGATGGAGATGGACTCGAAATTTCCGGCAATCGCCCTGACTGCTACTCCGTCCGTATCGTATTCGGCGATGTGCCGGTTTAAAGGGGTTTTAAATGGACTTTGAATTTGGTTTCAGAACCCTGTGGCCGATTGCGACGGCGGCGTTTTGGTTTTGGGTCAACGGCATTTCAGGCCGTCTGAAAGAGGCGGACAAGCGTATCGACGACCTTAAAGAGGAGCTGCACGCGGTCAAGCTCTCTTATCACACCAAGCAAGATGCCAAGGCAGACCGCGACAATATCGCGGCTTCTTTGGGACGCATCGAAAACAAGTTGGAAAAAGTAAACGAAAAACTGGACAGGAAAGCGGACAAATCATGAGCGCCCCGATTTTGGAAGCCTTGGCGCGTATCGAAAACAAGACTGATCAGACGCTGAAAAATCAGAAGGAAATGCAGGCGGAAATTGCACAAATCCGCCAAGACACGAAACGCACGGCCATTACATTCGGCGCACTGGGCGGCGGCGTGATTACGGTCGGCTGGGAATTGCTTAAAGCGAAAATGGGACTGTAATTATGGCTCACCCGCAAGAAATCCGTGAAAAGTTACGCCGGCTCTATGTGAGCGGCGAGCAAACTTTGGAAACGGCGGCCTTGATGTGCGAAATCCCGCAGGCCACTGCGCGTGCGTGGAAACGTGCGGATAAGGAAAAAGGCGACGACTGGGATAAGATGCGCGCCGCCTACACTTTGGCCGGCGGCGGTATTGAGGATTTGAGCCGCGCGATGCTGGCCGGTTTTATGGTGCAGTACAACAGCACGATGACGATGCTGCAGGATTCGAGTACCGAAGATTTGCCCCCGTCCGACCGCGCCAAGCTGTTGGCCAGCCTGGCCGATGCGTTTACCAAAACCGTATCCGCCAATGCCCGTGTGATGCCGGAAACGTCAAAACTGGCGACGGCTTTGGAATTGATTGAGTTCTTGATGGCGTTTGTGCAAGAAAAACACCCCAAACATTTGCCTGCCTTTGTGGAGGTATTGGAGCCGTTCGGGGCGGAAGTGGAGAAGAAGTTTGGTTAGTTGGGTGAAACTAAGGCTTGCGTCGTTTGCGTTTACCTTTTTCTGATTGTTTGATTTCTTCTGATTGTTCGACTTCCTTAGGCTTATTTTCATGAGATGCAAATAAATCTTCAATCAATTCTTGCAACTCTAAATCGGATATGCCTACCAGTTCATTTTCAAAAGTTTTTCTTAGTTCCTGAATAATTTCTGGAATGCTTAGACCCAAGGCTTGGAGCCTAAGGGCTTCTTTTTTAATTGGTTCGGATAATTCAAACATACATTGCACCCTTATGAAAAATAAAGAATTTCTCAAATCTCTTGCCACCCTTGCCGCCAGTCTGCGCCAAGTCATCGAAGCGGAAGTGGACGGCTTCGATGCGTCGCCAAAGGCTATTGCTGCACGCCGTGCCAAGGTATTTGACCCGGCAGGCGGTTACGAATATTTCGTAAATACCTACTTCCCCCATTATATCCGCTCGCCTGAGAAATCCGAACTGCATGCGTTTTTATTCAGCCGTCTGCCGGAGATTATCCGCTCCCCCAAAGGGGAAAATGAGGCGGTGGGTGCGCCGCGCGGCGAGGGTAAATCGACGCAGGTTACCCAGCTGTTTACGCTATGGTGTATTGTGACAGGCCAAAAACATTATGCCGTTATTGTGATGGACAGTATCGACCAAGCGTATCCGATGCTGGAGGCCATTAAGGCAGAACTTGAGTTTAACCCGCGCCTGAAAACCGACTTCCCGGAAGTCTGCGGGCAAGGCCGTGTATGGCAGGCCGGTACGATTGTGACGGCCAATGACGTTAAGGTGCAAGTGGCCGGTAGCGGTAAAAAGCTGCGCGGTTTGCGTCACGGCCCTTACCGTCCTGACTTAACTGTTTTGGACGATATTGAGAATGACGAGCAAGTCCGCAACCCCGAACAGCGCGACAAGCTCAATGCGTGGCTGACTAAGACTGTATTGCCTCTGGGCGGGGTCGGTCAGAAATACGATGTGATTTATATCGGCACGATTTTGCATTACGACAGCGTACTTAACCGCACTTTGAATAACCCGTTTTGGCACGGTATTAAGTTTAAGGCGATGAAACGCTGGCCCGACCGCATGGATTTGTGGGACAGGTGGGAGGAACTTTTCCGAAACGACGGCGAGATGGTGGCCGAGGCGTTTTATCTCGCCAATAAAGACGAGATGGAGCGCGGTGCGCAAACAAGCTGGGCGGCTCGCGGCGTACTCGCGCTGATGAAAATCCGCGCCCGTGACGGCCATGCGACGTTTGATTCGGAATATCAGAATGATCCGGTTGCTGGTGAGGCCGCTCCGTTTGCGAACAGCCTGAATTTTTGGGTCAATCGTGATTCGGATTGGATTTTTTATGGTGCGTGCGACCCGAGTTTGGGCAAGGCCGGCAACAGCCGTGACCCGTCTGCGTTGTGTATCGGCGGGTACAACCGTCGCACGGGTGTGTTGGATGTGGTGGAGGCTCTGATTAAGAAACGCCTGCCGGACAAGATTATTTCCGACATTATCGAACTGCAACGGCGGTACCGCTGTGTGTTGTGGGGCATTGAGACGGTGCAGTTTCAGGAGTTTTTAAAGACTGAGCTGGTCAAACGCGGCGCGGCTGCCGGTATCCCGATTCCGGCACGCGGCATTAAGCCGAGTGCGGACAAGTTGCTCCGTATTGAAAGCCTGCAGCCGTATATGCAAAACGGTCAAATCCGTTTGCACGCCAGTCAAAGCACACTGATTGACCAATTCCGCCATTTTCCGATGGCAGACCATGACGACGGCCCTGATGCCGTGCATATGCTGTGGGGCTTGGTTCAAAGCAGCGCGACTGTCGGCGGTTATATTGCCGTGCCTAGAGAGCACGGCTTGTCCGGACGGATGGGGAGCGGCGCATGGTAAAACTGACACGGGATATAGCCTGCTAAGGAGCGGCACGGCTGAAAATGGGGCAAGTTTAACTTGCCCTTTTTACGTCATGAAAAACCTACTCCGTGCGTTGTTTAGTAAAGCCGCACCTAAAACGCCCGATAAACCATCCCAAACGGCGGATATCGTTAAAAACCGCACTACCCATGAGCATCCGAGCAAAGGGCTGACTCCGCAGTCGCTCCATCGGATTTTAGAAGATGCGGAAAACGGCGATATTCAGGCACAGTCCGAACTCTTTGCCGATATTGAGGAGAAGGACGGCCATATCTTTTCGGAGATGAGCAAACGCAAGCGCGCGGTAATCGGCTTGGATTGGAATATTGTTCCGCCTCCGAACAGCGGCGAAGCGGAACGGAAGCTGGCCGAAGAGGTTGATGGCTGGCTCAATCAGATGACCGATTTAGAGGATATGATGTTTGACCTTTTGGACGCGGTCGGACACGGCTTCTCCTGCGTGGAAATCGAATGGGAAAACCTTGGTTCGTTATGGTTGCCCAAGGCATTCCATCATCGTCCGCAGGCTTGGTTTAAAGTCAATACGATGGATGAGGTGTTGCTGCGCAAAGACGGCAACCCTGACGGAGAAAAGTTGTGGGATTTGGGCTGGATTGTCCATAAGCACCGCAGCCGTTCGGGTATTTTGGCAAGAAGCGGTTTGATGCGCACGCTGGTGTGGCCGTATCTGTTTAAAAATTACTCGGTGCGTGATTTGGCCGAGTTTTTGGAGATTTACGGCCTGCCGACCCGAATCGGTAAATATGCCTCCGGTGCGGACGACAAAGATAAGCTCACCCTTTTGAATGCGGTGCGCGAAATCGGCCATAACGCGGCGGGGATTATTCCTGAAACCATGCAGATTGAGCTGCTCAACGCGGCCAATGGCAGCGCGGACCCGTTTCAGGCAATGATTGATTGGGCAGATAAAACGTCTTCAAAAGCGATTTTAGGCGGCACGCTGACCAGCCAGGCTGACGGCAAGACTGCTACCAATGCGCTGGGGCAAATCCATAACGAGGTGCGCCATGATTTGCTGGTGTCCGATGCCAAACAACTGGCCGGCACATTGACGCGCCAATTGATCCTGCCATTGTTGCAGCTTAATAAAGGCAATGTCGATGTTTCACGTCTGCCGCGCTTTGTGTTCGATACGCAATTACCCGAAGATTTGACGGCGTACTCCGACTCTTTGCCTAAATTGGTGGAAATCGGCATGAAGATTCCGTTGTCGTGGGCGCAGGAAAAATTGGCCATTCCTTTAGCTTCCGGAGACGAGCCGGTATTGGCTTTTCAAACCGATGTTAAAACAGATTTAAAAAGTGCCCCGCTAAGCTACCGCCGTGTGGCTTTGAGTAAATCGGGCGAGATTGTCGGCGCGGCGCAGGTGGATTTAGACAATGCGGACTTGAGCAAGGTGGCCTTGCCGGAAATGATTGAGCCGTTTTTACGCGGCTTAGGCCAGGCTTTGGCCGAGGGCGACAGTTATGAGGATGTGCAGGAGCGCCTGCTGCGCGTTTATCCCGAGCTGACTGCCGGGCAATTTCAGACGGCCTTGGCGCGTGTGGTTTTTGTGTCGGACTTATGGGGACGGATGAATGGCTGATTTGAGCTACGCATTCGGCCTCGAGCCTGAACAGGCCGTCAAGTATTTTGAGGGACTGGGCTTTAATGTGCCGCCCGATTGGAAAGTAACGTGGAACGAAGCGCAGGCTAAGGCACGGGCGATTGCGGGCATTCACAAGCAGGATATTGCCGCACAAATCCACGGTGCTTTGTATGAAAGCCTGAAAAACGGTACGTCATTTGAGAAATTCCGTGATGATGTGGTAGGCCGTCTGAAACAGCATGATTGGCAGCTGCTGAAAGATGGCGACATTGTGAATGCCAACACCGGCGAAGTAGGCGGTAAAGGCATCACGCGGCATCGACTGGAAACCATTTTCCGTACGCAAATGCAGTCGGCTTATATGGCTGGGCATTGGCAGGCTCTTGAAGATGGTCGAAACTCTGCGCCCTGGCTGCAGTATTCGGCCATTCTTGACAGCCGTACCCGACAAAGCCACGCTGCGGCGCATGGCGCGGTGTATCACATCGACGACCCGTTTTGGAATTACTTCTACCCGCCCAACGGCTTCAACTGCCGCTGTACCGTACGGGCGTTTTCAGACCGTGATTTGAAGCGGCGCAATCTGCTGCCGCAAAAGGCACAACTGGAAGATACGGAAGTGGTGGTCAACCGCAAGGGCGACACCCGCCCGGCCAAGGCAGTGAAGCTGGCCGACGGCAGCCGCTTTTATACTGATGCAGGTTTTCAGAACAATGTGGGTAAAAGCCATTTGGCCAACTTGGGGCAATTGCAGATGCAGCGTGCAGTGGAACTGCCGCCGAAGCTGGCAAGCGTGGCGATTCAGACGGCCTTAAAACAGCCCGATTTGATGCGGGCGGTGTCGCAACAGGCGGCGCAAATGGTGCGGCGGGTAGATGCGGAAAAAGTAGCGCGCGGGAAAACGCTGTATGTGGGCGCATTGACCCTACCCGTGTTAGATGCATTGGCGGTAAGGCAAATCTATCCGCAATCCGCCGTGATTTCGATGAGCGACGAACGGGTATTGCACGCTTTGCGCGACAAGAAGGTCAAGCCGCTGCCGGTGTCATTTTGGGAGCAGATACCCGAACTGCTGCAAGAACCGGAGCAGATTTTATTAGGCAAGGCGGGACGAAATGACGATGCCAAACAGTTTTTGGCATTTGTGTATCCGCTGCCGGCAGGCAAGGGGAAGCTGGTGGTAACGCTGGACTATGATGTAAAAACCCGACATCCGTTTACAGGTAAGAAAGAACATCTGACCTTGAATATGGTCAACACTGGCATGATTGCCGAAACGGATAAACAGGTGGATAGCTTACTGTACGGGTATGAAACAATATGGAAAAAGCCATAAAACTCTTTGCCTGATTCGAACAGGATAATACGCGACACGGTAACGTGGCCGTAACCTTTCCAGTAGGAAACCCGAGTTTTACGGCATTAAGGACAATATACTGATGGGGAGAAATAACCAAGTTGGCGGCTTTGCCTGATTCGAACAGGATAAAACAGCAGATAAACCACCGAGGCCATTCCGGTTGGCGACCCGCCGACAACTTGGCATTGAGGATAATATACTGATGATCGAGATAAAAATCAACACAGATGCACTACAAAACGGCTTAAATACCATTGCGCAACGTACAAGCAACACCCGGCCATTGATGACGCAGCTTGCCCGCATCATGCGCAACGCTGTGCTGGACAACTTCGAGGCAGGAGGCCGCCCCGCGTGGGCTCCGCGCAAATATCCGTCCGCGCGTGAGGGATCGGGGTTGTTGCAGGCCAGCGGGCGTTTGCGCAATTCGATTACGCAGGACAGTACGTCCACGGAAGCGGTGGTCGGTACCAATGTGGAATATGCGGCCATTCATCACTTCGGCGGACAAACTGCACCGCATACGATATTGCCGAAAAAAGGCAAAGCCTTAAAATTCGGCGGACGGCTTGCCAAACGCGTCAATCACCCCGGCAGTAAGATTCCCGCACGTCCGTTTATGGTTCTCCAACCTGACGACGAACAGGCTTTAGTCGATGCGGTAAATGATTACTTGGATGCCGCTCTCGGCAATTAAAACAAAAGCCGTCTGAAATTGCACACAGACGGCTTTTATACACCTTTCCCTTATCCACCCTTTCCCGAAACGTTTAAATCAATCTGTGATGGGCTTAAAAGGCTTCTGAAACGGTTTTAAACATACTCTCTTTTCCATTCTCCGATATTTCTCATTTTCGTTCCTTACTGACAGTGATTCAGCCTCTTGTGCCGGCTTGACGGTTCATGATTCGGCAATGGATACAAAAACCTTTCTTGCCGCCTTATCTGCCGCCAAAGTCGGAAATACGGACGGCCTTATCAAAATCGTACCCAAAGGTCAATTTGCACCAGTCGACGGACGCACCGATACAGGCGTGGCGCACTGGACGATGACTGCCTCTTTGGCGCAGCAAATCATTGCCGCCTTTGATGCCGGACAAACAGACCTTGTTGTGGACTACGAACACGCCACACTGAAAGCTGCAGAAACCGGACAGCAAAATCCTGCTGCCGGTTGGATCAGCAAATATGTGTGGGATGACGATCGCGGTCTGATGGGCGAAGTGAAATGGACACAACGCGCAAAAGACATGATAGACAGCGGCGAATACCGCTATCTGTCGCCGGTTCTCGAATACGACACATTGGGCAATGTGCGCGGGCTGCACAGTGTGGCGTTGACCAATTCGCCTGCGCTGGACGGCATGGCTCTGGCTGCATTGAGCCGCCAAAACTCTATCAACCCCAAACAGGAAACCAGTATGAACAAGGAAGCTTTAATCAAGCTCTTGGGCTTGGCGGCAGATGCCGACGATAAAGCCATTGAAGCGGCTTTGGCCGAAGCACAAGAAAAGCTGGGCGGTAAAACGCTGGCCGAAGCACTGGCCGAACACAAAAACGAACCGCAAGGCGGCGAAGGCGGTAAAGGCGATGCCGGCAAGCCCGAAGATAATCCGCAAGGCGGTAATGCCGAAGACGGCGAAGTTGCCGAGCTGAAAGCCCAAGTAGCTGCGTTGAGTAAGAAAGTGATTGCAATGGAAGTGGGCGGCACTTCAGACGGCCTGATCCGTGCAGCACTCTCAGACGGCCGCCTGCTGCCGCACCAAGAAGCATCTGCACGCCAATTGGCTGCTAAAGACCCGGAGGCATTTAAGAATCTGATGGAAGGCAGTTTGAAGTTGGCCGCGTTGAGTAAAACGCAAACTGGCGGCAAAGGCGCCCAAGGCGGTGAGCCTGCGTTGACTCCGGAAGAAATCGAAGTAGCCAGGCAATTGGGTATTTCGGCCACAGATTATCAAAAAGCCAAATAAGGCTTTAAACAAGGATTAAACCATGATTATCACTCCAGATACCCTGAAGGCGCTGTTTACCGGCTTTAAGAAAAACTTCCAAGACGGCCTGAAAATGGCGGATAGCCAATACAAGGAAATCGCCACCGTCATCCCGTCTTCCACGGCTTCCAATACTTACGGCTGGCTCGGCCAATGGCCTGCTTTCCGCGAATGGGTGGGCGACCGCGTATTCCAAGATATGAAGGCGCACGGCTATGCCATCACCAACAAGCATTTTGAAAGTTCGGTCAAGGTCAACCGCAACGACATCGAAGACGACAATGTCGGTATTTACGCGCCGATGATGACCGAGATGGGCCGTGCTTCCGCTGTTCATCCCGACGAATTGGTGTTTGCTCTGCTGAAAAACGCGCACGCTACGTTGTGTTATGACGGTCAGAACTTCTTCGACAACGACCACCCGGTATATGAAAAAGTCGATGGCACCGGTCAATCCACCACTGTATCCAATATTTTTGCCGGTACCGAAGCCGCTTGGTATTTGCTGGATACATCACGCGCCCTGAAACCTCTGATTTATCAGGAACGCAAACCTAAACAGTTCACTGCGATGACCGCCGCTACCGACGAAGGCGTATTTATGCGCAACGAATACCGCTACGGCGTGGACGGCCGTTGTAATGTTGGTTTGGGCTTCTGGCAAATGGCGGCCAAGTCGCAAGAAAAACTGGATGCCGCAGGTTTTGAAAAGGCTTACAACGCAATGGTCAGCCTGAAAGGCGATGGCGGCCGACCGCTGGGTATCCGCCCGAATGTACTGCTGGTTCCTCCTTCTTTGGAAAACGCCGCCAAAGAGTTGGTGGAAGGCGACCGCCTGGCGAATGGTGCGTACAACCCGAACAAAGGCAAATGCAAGGTAATCGTATCTCCTTGGTTGCTGTAACCCTTTAGATAGGCGGGCTTTGCCCGCCAAAAGGATAAAAAATGGCGAAAGTAAAAAACGAAGATGAAAAAACTGAGCAAACGGTTGGCGCAACTGTGGATGTAAATCCCGAAGACGTTAAGTTGCAGGCTTTTCTTGAGGCTGAAGTCGAAAAATTGAACACCGGGCTTGAAGCGGCGCGTGTGCGTATCGCCGAATTGGAAGCTCAATTGGAACAGGCCGCAAGAGGTGCCGTTGAAGCGGCAGAAGCGCAAGAACGCTATCAGGCAGGCGGTGAAGCGGCGGCCGATGCCGAAGTGGTTGCCGTCAAATCCAAACACGGCCATGCGTTTTGGCGCAGCGGGTATCACGTTCAGCCGCATTTTACCTTTGTGAAACGTGCCGATTTTGAGACCGAAGCGTGGGAGCGCCTGCTGGCCGAGCCGATGGCTGTTGTTTGTGAAGCCTTGCCCGTGGAGCAGGATTAATGGCTTACGCAACGGTTGCCGATTTGGTGGCGCGTTATACCGAGCCGACGATTGCAGGTCTGACCGACCTGACGCGCTTGGGCAGTGTGAACGCCGAAATCGCGCAACAAGGTTTGGATGATGCCTCTGCCGAAATCGACGGCTATCTGGCATCGCGTTATGAATTGCCGTTGCCTGCCCCTGTGCGCCTGTTGAGCCTTTATTGCTGCGACATTGCCGTTTACCGTTTGGCAACGGGCAAGCGCCAGCTGACGGAAGATATGGTGCACCGATATGAGGCGGCGGTTGCGTATCTCAAATTGGTGGCATCAGGCAAAGCTGGTTTGGGTGTGGCTGAAAATGCCGACCCCAAGCCGACCGTGCAAGGTGATGCGGTAATGTTTGCCGCCAAGGAAAAGGTGTTCGGCCGTGATAGCGTCTATTGAACAAGCCATCAAACAGCGTCTTTCAGACGGCCTTGGCCAAATGGTCAGCGGTGTGCATACCTACGGTGGTGAATTTGACGGCAAAGGCTTGGCTCAAGTGGTTAACCGGTTCCCCGCCGTTTGGATCATGTTTGCCGGCATCACCAACAGCGAGCCCCATGATACGCGCCGTACACGCTACCAAGTCACCGGCCGCTTTACTGTCTTAGTCGGCGACCGTGCCAGCGGCAGCGAGGCAGACAGCCGCTTTGGCAGTTTGCACCAGAATGATGTCGGTACTTACCGGCTGATGCAGACCGTGCGCCTGTTGCTGATCAATCAGACTATGGGTTTGTGTATAGGCCGTCTGAAACCCGGCAAAGCAAAAAGCCTGTTTTCAAAACAAATGGAGTTGGACGCAATCAGCGTATTCGCGCTGGATTTTGAAACGCATTGGTTTGAAGACGCACTGCAAGACGGCGATTGGCCGCGGCCTGCGGTTTCAGACGGCCGACAGGCGCAAGTATATGCCGACGTATCCGCCTACCGAGGCCGTACCGACCCGGAACATCCCGACTTTAAAGGTGCAAACCTTGAGCTGCGTATCCCGCCTAAAAAACCAAACCAACCCGCCGATATGGCGGCCACCGTTAAAACCGAGGTAAAACATGACTGAAACCATTAAAGTTCGTGCCGCCGCAGGTCTGCAAGTCCCTATGGCAGGCAAGCCACATGAATATATTACCGACCAAGAAACGGTCGAAGTGCCGAATGCCGCGTATTACCTGCGCTGTATTCACTACGGCGACTTGGTTATTGTTGAGGACAAACCGAAAGGCAACAAATCATGACTTCCGCAAACGTCAGTTTCGATAAGATTCAAACCAGTACGCGCAAGCCCGGCGTTTACGTCGAATGGAACACCAAGCTTGCCGTGCGCAACCTGCCGGCCAACAAGCAACGTGTGCTGATTGTGGCGCAGCACAACAATCCCGCCTTGGGCGGGCTTACCGGGCTGGAGAACGTATTTTCCGCCGCCGATGCGGCCGCCAAATACGGCGCGGGCAGTATGGCGCACCTGATGGTTACCGCCGCGATCAAAGCCTATGCCTATGCAGATTTGAGCCTGATTACCGTTGCCGACAATGAAGCAGGCGTTGCCGCGACCGGCAGTATCACGATTACGGGCACTGCCGCTACGCAAGGCGTTTTACGCGTCAACATCGGCAATGCCGATACGTTGACCGTCGGTGTCGCCTCCCGTGCAAGCGCCGCAACCGTAGCGGCAGCCGTTAAGGCGGCCATTGACGCGGAAACATCTTTGCCGGTAACGGCAACAGCTTCCGAAGGTTCGGTAACGCTGACGGCTAAAAATAAAGGCACGCACGGCAACCATATCCGTATCCGTGCCAGCAATACCGCCGAAGGGATTACCGTTGCGGTCAGGCCCATGAGCGGCGGTGATGCCGATGCCGATATCGGCCCCGCATTGAATGCAGTGGTTGCCGAAGGCCATCATTTAATTGCGGTAGGCTGTACCGATGAGGCGAACCTCTTGAAGTTGCGCGCACATTTGGACACTGTCGGCGCACCCGAAGAAAAACACTGGGCATTGGGTATTTACGGTCAAACCGGAGCATTGGCGCAGACAACGACACAGGCAGGCCGTCTGAACAGCGGTTATCTGTATTCGGCCTGGTATCGTAAAACGCCCAGCCTGCCGTGCGAGCTGGCGGCCGCGTTTGCTGCCGTCGCGGCAGGCGAGGAAGATCCGGCCCGTCCGCTCAATACCCTGAAGCTCAACGGCATCGGTGTGTGCGACAGTGCGGACAAGACGATGCGTACCGAACAGGAAAACGCGCTCTACAACGGCGTTACCCCTATTGAAACCAGCCCGGACGGCACATCCGCCCAAATCGTCCGCGCTATTTCGACTTATACCAAAACCGCCAACGGCACGGCAGACGAAAGCCTGCTTGATATGACTACCGTACGCACATTGATTTATGTATCAGGCGCGTGTGCCGACCGTATCGCATTGCGTTTCCCGCGCGACAAAATGACCGAGCGCACCATTGCCCGTGTCCGCTCCGAATTGATTGATGTGTTGATGAAATGCGAAGAATTGGAAATCGTCGAAGACGTTGAAAACAATTTGGCCAACTTGATTGTGGAACGCGATGCACAAAACACCGGCATGCTCAACTGCCGCGTGCCGTCTGATGTGGTTAACGGCCTGCACCAAGTAGGCATGGTTATCGACCTGTATCTGTAAAAAGGAAAGAACATGAGTACAGAATATGTAGGCAGCGTAACGCTGTATGTCGGTGCGACCGAGGTGGAGGTCACCAAGATTGATGTGAAAAACATCACAGGCAAAAAAGAAGTTAAAACCATGAACCGCACACGCCGCGTCAAAGGCTTTACGCGCGGTGTCGGCCAGTATGATATTTCTTTTACCGCCGTCGTGCCGACAGACGGTACGGTTATCGATTGGGATAAAATCGAAGACGCAAAAATCTCGCTGGTCCCTGATATCAATGGCGCACGCCCAACCTCCTATCTTGGTTTTTGCGCGAAGGAAGCCGGTGAAAGCTATACGGTGGACAACGAATTGGTCATTGATGTGACCGGCTTTGCAACCCGTAAAGTGATTGAGTAAGCCATCCGAAACTGACACCTGTTAAAGACGGTTTAAACAGCCTTTAAACGATAATTGGATTTTTATCCGATTAACCGTTTAGAGGCTTTTATTATGTCTTCAATTTCCAAAGAACTCGAACATGCCGCAAAAGAGTATGGGCTGGTTGTTTCTTCTGACCTGAAAACCGTTTCAGGCCGTCTGAAGTACGGTATCTCTGTTGACGGCGCTGTCCATCGTGATTTTTCCATGCATCTGCTGACCGTGCGCGAAGATATGGCTATTGACCCGACGCTGGAGGGTCAGGCGCGTATGTTGGCAGCCTATTCAGCCTCTCTCGACCATATCGGTACGATCCAACCTGATGTTTTAACGCCCGACTTCTTGGCCGATGAGTTGGTCGCCACCGATTTTGACGCGCTTTATTTCGCCCAAGAGCTGCTGGCAAAAAAGCGTCTGTCCGTTCAGCCCGTGCCGACCGCTACCGATACGCAGTCCTAAAGCTGGGGAGCTACGGTATCTCTGCCGACGATATCGGCAAGATGACTCAGCCGGAGCTTGAGGGATGGCTTAAACAGGCTGATTTGATTGACCGTGGCCGTGCCGCTCCCGTGGTGTTGCCATGGTTTGCCCCATCGGCCAAAACCTCAGCTCCATCTGCATCCGGCGGACACACTCAAACCTTTATCAGTAAACGGAAGAAAAAATGAGCCGTAATACAGTCGAATTAGTTGCCAAGTTCCGAGATGAGGCCAGCGTCGGCCTGCGCCGCTTGGCAACCGAGGCCAACCGTACGATGCAGATTCAAAGCCGTGCGGCATCATCTTCCGGCAGGCAACAACAGCTGATGCATGCAGCTGCCGCCCGTTTGGGCATTCGCACGGAGCGTGAAATCCGCCGTGAAATCCAACGTACTCAAGCGGCCTACAACGCAATGGCCAAAAGCGGCCGTGCTTCGCACAATGAACTGGCGCGAGCCGCCCAACAGACGCGCAGCCGTATTCGTGAGTTAAATGCCGAAATGAACAGCGGCAGCCGTTTCAACCGCATGGTTCAAGGCGGTAAAAGTTTGGCGCGCGGCGCGGCTTCGGTTGCCGCCGGTGCGGCGGCAGGGGCTTATGTATTGGCTCAGCCGGTCAGCCGGACAATGGACTATGACACGGAGCTGCGTCACGCGACCAATACCATGTATGCAGGCAAGACTTTGGCGGAAAAACGTGCCGGCATGGAGGAAATTAATAAAACGGTAAACGATGCCGCTTATTTGGGCGGAACATCTAAGCAAGCAGCCTTGCAGGCAATGAATACCATGGTGGCCAGCGGTTCGTTGAGTGATGCTGCCGTGAAGCAGATGTTGCCAACCGTAATGAAAACAGCACTTGCCGCCAATGCTGATGCCGATGATATTGCCAATATTGTGACCAAAGCGAAACAGGCAGGGTTTAAAGAAGCCGATATCCCTGCTTTGCTTGACCGAGCCATGCAATCGGGCGCGGATGGCGGTTTTGAGCTGAAAGACATGGCGCGATGGTTGCCGCAACAGTTGGCAGCAATGAAGTCCGCAGGTATGGGCGCGACACTGGATAATTTCAGCAGTTTGTTAAATGCAAACCAACTGGCGTTTATGACTGCAGGCAGTACAGACGAAGCCGGTAACAACCTGGTCAATCTGCTGGCGAAAATCAGCAGTCAGGACATCGTTACTAAGGCAAAGAAAATCGACATTAACGGGCAAGAGGGTTTTGACTTCACGGACAGTATGAATAAGCGTCAGGCTGCAGGCATGAACTCGCTGGACGCATTGGTCGATATCGTGAGTGAAATCGTGAGCAAGGATAAAAAGAGCGCGGCATTAATGAAACAAATGGCCGCCGCTCAAGGCGATGAAGCCAAGTTGGCTTTACTGGAAAACCAAAAAGCTTTGGTTGACGGTACGGCTGTCGGCCGGTTGGTTTCAGACCGCCAAGCCTTGATGGCGTTGCTCTCTCTCATCAATAACAAGCAAGAAGCCGCACGACTGCAGCAAGGACAAGCCAATGCCGCCGGTGCAGTAGACAATAATTATCAATTTGTGGCCGAAGGCTCCGGGTTCAAAAAAGAACAGCTCAAAACGGCATACAGCGAAGCTGAATATGGCGCATTCTCAAGCTTTACCGACATGGTGGCCGATAAGCTTAAAGGTATTGCCGACTGGGCCAGAGGTCATCAGGAGGCCGCGCAGACAGCGGTGGCGGCGGGTCAAGGGGCTGCGGCGGTATCCGCAACTGCGGGGACAAGCTCAATGGTAAGCGGCGGATGGCGGTTCTTCCAAGGCGGTCAAGGCGTTGCCGGTGCCGGCCGTTTTCTGCCTTCTGCAGGCTCAATGGGTGCCTTTACTTTGGGTGCTGCTCCGTTGGCCGCTATGGGCGGCGTAACACATTTGGCGGCGCAACGGGATAAATATGACGACTGGAGTAAGCCCTTGGCGGCATTCGCCGACCGCTTGCAGTCGTTTTTACCTGATTTTATGTCGTCTGCCAAAAACGAATACATGAGAAAACGGGAGGAATTGGGTGGGAATAACTCTCCGCTCGACAGCCCTGTTCTCAAAGAGAGTATGGCGCAGCTCAGTCAATCTGCACAAACCAATCAGCAAGCCAGCCAACAGTATGTCACAGCGGCAACTGAAAATCAGGCTGCAACTGTCCAGCTTACCAATGCGGCCTCCCAGATGACTGCGGCTGCCGCGCAAATGCAGGCGGCGGCAGGTAAGCCGATACCCGTTACAGTCACCGTTCAAAACGGCAATATTATGGCCTATATCAATCAAGCGGCGGCGCGTGCGGCAGCTAAAAATTAAGGATCCGTGATGAGTTGGAAAGATACTTTGCTTGATGCCAGTTTCAAGGGTGTCGGCTTTGATGTAATCGATGATACGTTGCGTGGCACGCACGCCTTAGCCGAACACGAATACCCGTTTGTTCAGGGTTCGGATATTGAGGACACGGGCGTATCGGCAATGGATATGAGCCTGACGGCGGTATTGTGGGGGGATGATTATGAAAGCAGGCTGCAAAGCCTGTTAGGTGTTTTGCGGGAGACTGGTGCGGGCGAATTGATCCACCCGATTTACGGCAGCGTGCCCGATTGCGTGGTGGCTGATTTTGAAGCTGCTCATAATGAAGAAAATCCCGATTACTGTACGGTGCGGATGACCTTTAAGCAAAGTGTCAAAGCCGCCCCGTTTTTTGACCGTGAATTGCCGTCTGCACTGGCCGATGAAATCGATTGGCTGGCAGATTTGGCCTCATGGCAGGGTTTTGAAGTGTTTCAGACGGCCTTGGGCAAGATTCAGAAGACACAAAGCCGTTGGAACGCATTTCATGCCACAGTATTGACGGCAGTCGGCGTTATGTATGGTCAGGTTAACGGCGTGTTTGCCGGCTCAATGAATCTTCTGAACAGCCCGCGTGTATTGGCGGCGGAGCTGAAATCAGTATTCGGTGTGTTGGCAAATATGCACGTTGTCGGTAAAAGTGGGCTGGATGGCTGGCGCGATATGGTTGGTGGGGTATCAAAAGCCGCCGCTACACCGTGGCAGGTAAGTCGCGGGGCAGAAGGCAGTGTTTCGGCAATAGATTTAATTCAGCGTGCAAAGGTTGAAGATGTCGCTGCGTTCACAGCGTTTACCGCAACCGTCGGAGCGTGTGCTTTGGCGGAACAGGCAGCAGATATTTTGGCAACACAAATTGATGATCCGACTTTAACGCCCGTGGAAATCTCACGCCTATTATCCGATACCCATACTGCTTTGCAACGTGCGCTGGGCGCAAACCGTATTTTGGCGATGATGTCGGCAGACGAGGCAAAGGCCGGAAAGATGGCTTATTTCCTGCTGCGGCTGTATCAGACACCGGCAGACAGCGCCGATGATGTGTACCGACGTATCGAAGCGGCAGGCCTGTTGCCGCAAACACCATATCTTGAAACTGCCGCCGAACTGACTGAAAGTTTGCGTGATACGGCACACAAGCTGCAAAAACAGGCTTTTGCCGTTTTGAATATGCGCCCTCCGTTAGTGCAGAAAATTGTAGGACATGATACCGGCCTGCATCTGTTGGCGTTTGAATGGTATGGCGATTACAGCCGTTTTGGCGAGCTGCTGTGTCTGAATCCGCAAATCCGTCATCCGAACTTTCTCAGTAAAGGAGAGGTGTTGAATGCCTACGCCAAATAATTCCGTCACTCTGATGATTAACGGCAAAACTCATGGGCAGTGGACGAATTACGACATTGTGTCCGACCTGTTGACTCCTGCCGATGATTTCAGCGTTACGCTGGGCCGTCCCGTCGATGCCGAACCCGATGCGGTGCGGGTGGGCGACAAAGTGGAAGTGCGCGTGGGCGGCGATACGGTATTGAGCGGCCGTATCGACCGTGCGCACACTACGACAGAGAAAGGCAATAAAACGCTGACCATTCAAGGCCGCGATGATGCCGGTATCCTGTTGGACTGTTCTGCGCCGTTGTTTAACGCGCAGGATATGGATTTAAACCAAATTATTGAAAAAATCGTCAAGCCTTTGGGTTTGTCAAAAATCCGTATCGATGCAGCCAAAACCAATAAAACCCATAAAGTACAAATCGAGCCCGGAAGCCGTGCATGGGATGCCTTGACGCAATATGCCGAAGCCAACGGGGTATGGCCTTGGATGGAGCCTGACGGTACGTTGGTTGTCGGTGGCCCCGACTACACTACAGCACCTGTTGCCGAGTTGGTCTTACGGGTCAGTGGCGACAATAACAATATCAAGCGCCTGGAAGTCGAGCGCAATATGGCTGCTCGGTACAGTGAGGTCACGGTATTGGGACAAAGCCATACCGGCAAGCACAATATCAAAGCAACGGTAAAAGATGAATCCCTTAAGCTGAGCCGGCCTTTAATTGTGACAGAGCCTGATGTTGACAGTCAGGCGGAAGCGGAACGTAAAGCAAAGAAACGCTTGGCGGACAGCCGCTTGGAAGGCTTGACCATCACGGCAGTGGTACAGGGGCACCGAACCGATGACGGTACGTTGTGGCAACCGGGTCAGAGAATCAACGTATTGAGCGAACCGGACGGCATCGACTCAGTGTATTTCCTTATGGCGCGTACCCTTGGGCGGCAAAACCAGCCACGGTATTATTGTTACCACGACAAACGGCGCGTACCGCATTACCGGTTTGTCTGATGGCGAAACGGCGGTTTACAACGCCGACGGTGCCAAGATGGTGTTAAAAAAGGGGCGTGTCATTGAGATCGACTGCGAAACGCTGAATATCAAAGCACCTGGCGGCGTAAATATTACTTCAGAAAAGGTCGAATGTTCGGCGGTGTTGACTGCGCAAGGTCAAATCAACGGCAATGGCGGTATGGCGGTGCAAGGCGGTAGCGGTACGACATTTACCGGCAATGTGGATATGGTCGGCAATTTGAATACTACCGGCGCATTAACCAACAACGGTAAAGATGTCGGCAGTAATCACAAACATACTGAGACCAACGGTTCGGAAACCGGTGAAGTCATTTAAACTGCTTTTAAAGGTCATCTAAGAATCCTTATTGGGTTTTTAGGCGGCTTTCTATATTTGTCTGACATCAATTCACTCAAAGAAGGGGCGTTCATATCCGAAAATTCTGGTATGGACGCTTTACTTAATCCCGCCACCGGCGACTACTTATTAAACCAATCCGCGCAAGGGATCGAAAACGAAGTCTATGTAAGGCTGGTTACCCCGCTGGGCAGCTACTGGGCCGAACCTGCATTAGGCAGCCGCCTGCACGAATTGCGCCGCATGAAAGACCTGCCGCGCATGGCGGTGCTGGCCAAGCAGTATGCCGAGCAGGCTTTGCAGCCGATTTTGGATACCCGCCGTGCCCGCCGCATCAATGTGGCCGCCTCTTTGGCACGGCGCGGCTGGCTGCGGCTGGATATTGCGGCGGTGGATGCAAGCGGCCGGAGTTTGAATTTAATCCACGAGGTGCGGCTGGCATGAAAACCAAAAACTTTGAGCAACTGCGCAGCGACTACCTGCGCGATTTGAGCAACCAACAGCCTGCCGCCCACACCCACCCCGGCAGCGACAATTACGCCCGCGCCACCGCTTTGGCCGCACTGGCCGAGGGGCAATACCAGCATCAAGAGTGGATTTTGCGGCAGGTATTTGCCGATACGGCGGACACCGCCTATTTGGAGCGCCATTGCGCCATGTATCGCATTTGGCGCAAAGCGGCTGCCGCAGCGGCGGGCAGCATCCGCATCAGCGGCGCACCCAATACCGTTCTGCCTGCCGGGCTGGTGGCCCAAGTGGGCAACATTGCCTATCAAACCAGTGCACCAGGTCAAACCGACGGCAGCGGTCAGGCATTGATTGCCTGCCACTGCCTGAGCACCGGTGCCACCGGCAATCAGCCGGACAACACCCCGGCCAAACTGCAAAGCCCGCCTGCCGGCATTGAGGCAGATGCCGTGCTTACCAGCATGGTGGGCGGCACCGATATCGAGAGTGATGCCGCGCTGTTAGACAGGCTGCTGTCGCGCCTGCGCCAGCCGCCCGCCGGCGGCAACGCCTACGACTATTACCGCTGGGCAATGGACGTGCCAGGGGTGGAGGCGGCATTTGTGTATCCGCTGCGTCGCGGTTTGGGCACGGTGGATGTGGCCATCCTTACCGCTTCCGGTTTACCCTCTCCCGATGTGGTGCGGGCCGTGCAGCAGTATATCGACGAACGCCGCCCGGTTACCGCCAAAAACGTGCAGGTGGTGGCGCCGCAACGCGTGCCGCTCAATGTATCTGTGCGCGTATCGCTGGCCGACGGCTACACCCTGCCTGCGGTCAAGGAGGCTGCCGAGCGCGCCTTGTCAGCCTATTTCGCGACCATCAAGCCGGGCGACACCGTCTATAAAAGCCATATCGAAGCACTGATTAGCGATACCCCGGGCGTGCGCGACCGCGTGCTCGACAGTCCGTCCGCCAACCAAAACGCCGCCATCACCCCGCACATCCAATGGCTCGCCTTGGGCACGTTTGAGATGACCCTGTTATGACTTACGCTGATTTACTCCCACTCTACTATCCGCCCGTCAGCTACGACGTACGTGCCACCCGGCAGGCCGCCGAGCGGCAGGCGGAAGCCGCCATATTCGACGGCGTGCAAACGCAGTCGGCACAGGTGCAGGCTGCCGCCTACGCCCCCACTGCCGGCGGCGACATCACGCGCTGGGAGCGGCTGCTCGGCATCAATCCGCCGCAGCCCGACAACTACGCCCGCCGTGTAGCCGATGTGTTGGCCAAACTCAATGAGACCGGCGGCCTGAGCATCCCGTATTTCATCCGGCTGGCTGCCGCAGCCGGCTACACCATCACCATCAGCGAGCCGCAGCCCTTCCGCGCCGGTGTAAACCGCGCCGGCGACCGTCTCGCCCGCGAAGACATTATGTGGGTGTGGTGGGTGGACGTGTCCGCCCAATCACAAACCGTGTGGTGCTTCCGCGCCGGCTCCGGCACCGCCGGCAGCCGCTTGAGCCAATACAGCGACGCCGTGATCGAGAGCCTGTTCAACCGCCTCAAGCCCGCCCACACCGCTATCCGATTTACCTACCGATAAGGACTAAACCATGCACCCCATCGAAACCCCCGACAAGACCTTCCACGACGGCGACGGCGTGAGCGAGCTTGGCACCATCCTGCCCGCGTGGTGGCTCAACCAAGTGCAATCCGAGCTGCTGGCCGTGCTGACTGCGGCCGGTATCCAGCCGGATAAGTCGCAGCCTAATCAATTACTGGCAGCACTGAATAAGCTGGCTGTAGTTGCCACCGGCAACCAAGAAATAGGCGGCGACAAAACCCTTACCGGCCTCGCCACCCTGAAAAAAGGCGCGATTGTGGCCGACAGCGTGGGCGACTTTAATGCCAACCAATACCTGCAAATCGGCGCAAACAACGTAAACGCTTATTTTTACAACAAACGGAGCGGCAAATACCTCTCCATGCGCAACGACGGCGAACTACGCTATGACGGCAAGCGCCTGCTCAACGTGGACGACCTCGCCGGCATGATACCCAGCGGCGCCGTGATGTACTTCGCCGGGCAAACCGCCCCGACCGGCTGGCTCAAAGCCAACGGCGCGGCCGTATCGCGCACCAACTATGCGGCCCTATTTGCCGCCATCGGTACAACTTACGGCACAGGTGACGGCCGCACCACCTTCAATCTGCCCGACCTTCGCGGCGAATTCGTGCGCGGCTGGGACGACGGCCGCGGCATCGACAGCGGGCGTGCACTGGGCAGTGCGCAAGGCGATGCCATCCGGAATATTACCGGCAAAATTGACAGCGGAAAAAACGGCGCACTGCAACTGTTCGACTACATTGAGCCGACGGGCGCGTTTGGCGTGGAAAAATCATGGAAACAGTGGACAAGCGAAGGCAACGGCGGAAATGACAATATTCCGCGCGCCATCACTTTCGACGCCTCCAGCGTCGTCCCAACCGCGCCCGAAAACCGCCCGCGCAACATCGCCCTTTTGCCCTGCATCAAAATTTGATGCGCGTTAAAACAAATGTCGTCTGAAAGGATAAACCCCATGATCCCCAAAACCGTTTACCAAATCGACACAAAAAACCTCTATGTCGGCAGCACTAGCGCCGACCCTGATCCCTTAAATCCTGAAAACTGGCTCATCCCGGCAGGCTGCATTGAGACCGCGCCGCCTGAAATCCCCGAACATCATGCCGCGCGTTGGACGGGCCAAGAGTGGGAAATCCTAGAAGACCATCGCGGCAAAACCGCCTACCGCACCGACGACGGCGCGGAGGTGCAGCTTGAACAGGTGGGTGAACTGCCTGACGAACTGACCTTTACCCCGCGTGAAAATGTGCATCAAACATGGGATGCCAAAGCGAAGGCTTGGATATTGCCTCCGGACGTTGCCGCCCGGCTCAAAGCCGAACAGCAGGATGAGATGTGGGAGCGCATCAAGGCCAAGCGTTACAACAACCTGCGGCATGGGGTTTATATCAAGTCCGTAGGCAAATGGTTTCAAACCGATGACGCCACTCGCCTGCAATATTTGGCGCTGGCGCTGGAAAGTGTAACGGGCGGTTTTAAAAAGCCCATCAACTGGAAGACGATGGATAACAGCTTTTTACAGCTAACTCCCGAGCTGCTGCGCGAAATCATGCAGACCATGCACGATACGGCTGGCGCGTATGGTGTGCAAGGGCGACCGACTGGCTGACCCGTGCCCTCACACGAGGACAATACAGCCATTGCGAGATTGCAGTGAGGCTGACAGAAAAAAACAATGGCGGACAGGTAGCGTATCAATGCTATTCCGCTTCCATCCGGGACGGCGGCGTGCGCGTGAAAACCATGCCGCTGCCTGCGTCCAAGTGGGACTTGATCCAAATGGAGTCAACCTCCGAAGCACACGAACGTCTGCAAAGGGTATGGGCGGAAACCCGAGGCCAAGGCTACGACCTGATGGGCGCATTGGGTATTGCCTTCGGGCTGCCGCAAAACCGCCGCCGTTGGTTCTGCTCCGAGTGGTGCGCCGCCGCATTGGGGTTGCCCGACGGCTGGCGCTGGTCGCCCAACGACCTCGCCGCCATCGTGCCCGCTTTAAAAAGGCAGGCATGA